TATTTCGTAAACTTCGGTTTGAACGCTGAGTCCGGGTATTCGGAAACCACTTTCTTTCGTGGGATCCATGTCCGGAAGGAGAAGTACGATGCGGATTGCGCGCAGCTTCGATTCGTCCCAAAGACGATCAAGTCCGCACGCTCTATTTGTATGGAGACGAACACTAGGATGTGCTTTCAACAAGCATATCTGAAGGTTCTCCTCCAGCAGATGGATAATCCCATTTGCAGACGGTTCATTCGGTTTGAAGACCAGGGACGGAATCGTGCTCTTGCTGAGTACGGCTCCTATACCTCGGAAATCGACACGATAGACTTGTCTGCTGCTAGCGATAGTGTCTCGCTTGAGCTTGTGAAGAGGATATTCCCACCACGGGAATTATTCTTCCTTCTCTCGACGAGAAGCAAGTACGTGGACGTTGGTGAGTATGGACCTCGGCGTAAACTGAATAAGTTCGCGCCTATGGGTTCTGCTTTGTGTTTTCCAACACAGAGCCTCATCTACACGTCGGTAGTGGTGCTTGCAGCTGTCCTAGACGTATTTGGCGAACACCAGCTTAAGAGCGGAAGCCTGAAACCCAGCGACCTTGATATAAGGTCGTTCATCGAAAAGCGGTTTTCCAAAACCGTTGGGTGGATTGCTCCCGTGCTGAAGGTATATCAGCCAGCTGGTGTGTTTGGTGATGACATATGCGTGGATCGACGACTCACGCAAATTGTCACTAGGCTTCTCACTGACCTGGGCTTCAAGGTTAACACCAAGAAGTCATTTGTCGGTAGCCAAGCCTTCCGCGAATCGTGTGGAGGCTACTACTGGCAGGGGTTTGACATGACTCCTCTCTACTTCCGGATTCCGTATTTTAAGAAACCGGGGGCTGAGGTCTTCATGTCGACCATCTCACTAGCCAACGCGGCTGGTGACAGAGGACTCCTTAACTTGAGGAGGTTCCTCATCCACACTCTACTTGATGTGTTTCGCGCAGTGCGATTCACCGACAGTAGAGACGACACTGGTGCTATTTATAGCACTAATGTTCGCAACTCTCATCTCAAGAGGCGGGAAAACCCCGACCTTCAACGAGAAGAGATCTGTGGATTGGCCGTGACCGCCGCTTCGCGCAAGTACCCGCTAGAGCGAGAAAGACTTTCGCTCGAGGGTTACCTCTACGCTAGGTGGCAAGCCAGTCGTATTTCAGGGGATGTTCCGGACGACTTTTCGTCGTCCGCCCCGAGGTACGATTCGGGCGGTGCCCGACTTCGCAGGGCTTGGACGCCTGCTTAGTGAATAGCCTGTTGAG